ATATATATATATAATGACCTACAAGTATTACTTGTAGGTCACATATTTTAATCTACAGATTCGTCTTCTTCATCTTCAATAAATTTAACAACAGTCTTTTTATCCTTCTCTATATAATTATCATCAATAGCTTTCTTGATTTCTTCTTTATTTGATAAATATTTAGAAGGATTCTTCATAAAGAATAGATCTAAGAATGAAGGCTTATTCTTTCTATAAGTTAATGGATTATATAGCATTTTAGATAATCCTTCATATGACAACGATACTATTACTGAAGGGTTATTAGTTAATGATTGACTTAATGTTAATAATCTATATGGCTCATTCGGATATTGCCATTGTGGTGTTTCTAATATATTATCAACACTTCGTAATTGATTACTTAATATAACTTCACCATGAACTGCTGATACATTCAGACCACCTTCAATGAATGTTTCAATCAATATCTGTAATATTTGATGTCTATCTAATTCTTTTACAACAGCAGATTTATCTATAATACTCTTAATCTTGTCCAAAGATACAGATAAATCAGAGTTCTGTATTTCTATTATGAATAGCGGACAATCATATAAATGTTTAAGTTTTATAGATAATTTTCCATCATATTCAACAGCCTTTTCTCTTATAATAGTATTTAATTCAGGTGTTATAAATAGATTATCACAATCCATAGTATGAATATCATGCACCTCTCCTGTTGGAGATAATATTTGAAATTCTGTTACATACTCATTGAATCTTCTATGATCTTCATCGTTATCATCATATTCACTAATAAGAACTATTTCTCCTATTAGTAATCTGTATTCATCCAGATTTAATGAATCATCTGAAGTAATTTTTATGATATCGCAATCCAATTCACAGAATCTTTGGAAATCTGGTGACCATTTAATTTTCTTTATTGAGGATTCTAATAAATGTTTAGCTGATAGCATTCGCTGAGTTAATTTAGAAGATATTTCCTCTGCAGCTATCTTTCCTATATTTATATCATTATTTGTATATGCTAAATCACCATAACATCTATAACAAATACCATGACCTCTTGCATGGGATGCACAAGTCATTGGAGATCTCAAATATATGGTCTGTCCTATTAATTCTTTATTATTCTTGAGTAGATATTCTTGTCCTTTTGGATTTAATCTATAGTATCTATTCTCAAATCTCTCTAACATCTTTTCATCTTTTATAAATACTTCTTGGAAGTTTTGTGAGTCGCATATATAATTAGGATCTGGATGAATTATTGTATCATAATTATTCAACCCTAATAATCTTGCAAANTAACCAGATATACCTACGTTTCCTTCAACTATAATCTGAGCAACTCTACCNCCAGACTCTTCTATAAAGAATGACACTATATCATTTACACCACCAGTTAAGAAGTTAGTATTGATTACTGTTGGATATACACCACCTCTACCATCAGGTTTGGTTCCTATATTAATTGCAACTTCTTTAAACTGTTTTGGGTTNACACCTTCACCAGCTCTAAAGAAATCAGCTAAACAATGATCAGAATTCTTTATGATATCAATCATATTATTAACATATTTCATTCCTACAGCTTTTACTTCTTCTAATGGTACCTGAGATAAATCTGCATGTAATAATTTATCAAATTCTGGATTGGNTCTCATGAGTTTAACAAAATCTTCTAAGTTTATAGTATTAGCTAAATATCCATTAAACTCATCTATATAACACCATTTAAACATCATATCATCAATCATATTATTTAATTTCATATTTGGTATTAATTTACGTTTCTCTTCTAAGAAGAAGTTATCTATATATTTCTTAATACTATTTTGAGTTATTGCTTTTTCAAAGAATAAATGTTTTGGTTCTAAATGGATATCTGCTTTGATTATCAAATCCCACATAATTACATTACATAATAAATCTTGTAATGATAAATCTATATCGATACCGTCATCAAATATTACTTTTACAAAAGCTTTTTGAACTTCTTCAAGTTCTATCCCATCCCTGAATATATTTAATATCCAAAAGAAATGCTGATCAATATTATCTTTAGTAAAATCTTTTGTATAAATTGTCATTTTTCCTGTTTTGATCAATTCAGCATATGGACCATAATTATTAAAATTCTCTAACATTTAAACAACTCCCTTTCATTTATACTATTATTGTCACTATAATAATATATGATTATAAATATAATTGTTCTTATAGTATAAGTTAAACATATATGATTTTTCTACAATATTTCATATAATAAGAAAAAGAATAGGAATAAATCCCATTCTTTATATCTTTAATATATTGCTATAATTATTTGTATCATTCATTTTATATAATCCTATAGACTCTAACGGGAAATTCTTAAGATTATCATTTATTATAATTGGATAATTAATAAATTCCAACGCCCAATCTGGAAGTTCAGCATTCTTTGGAACAGCTATTGCTGTTATACCTTTTTCAAAAGGTTTCTCGTTTAATAAACTTATTACTTTTTCATAAGCTTCTAGATTTATTTCTTTTAACTTATTTACATTCTTTGGAGTTATATCTACTTTTACTATATCAATACTATTTCTAGCTTCTAAATCTATAGCTTCAACTCCTTCATCTCTAATTCTGTTCCAAACATAACTTGCTTTGATACCACTTATTCTAAATGGATCCTCATAGCTATTCATTGATTTAATGGTTACAGGTTTATAATATTCTTTATTCTTGCTCATCAATGAATTAAATATTTCTTTTTCTACCTTTGCTAAATCTTTAAGTACTCTTAATTGGTCTATATCATCAGCCATTAATATATCTTCATATAATATTTCTTGCAACTTTTCTTGAATCTTATCATTTAATGTAGATTTAGCTATAGGTAAACCTTTAATATCTAACCATCCATTTAAAAATTTACCTTCTTGCAATTCCTGTATAGATGCATAGTTCTTTTTTGCTAAAGTTATTAATACCCTCTTGAATAAGAACTCATTCTTCATTATTAATAGACATTTCTTGGTTGGGTCATATGAATTAGAATTTTGAGTGTATTTACACATATAATCATTTATAAGCTTATATGCACAATACGCTATAATATTTATTATAGAATATCTTACACCTTCTTGAGGAATAATATTTAATACATTCATTCCTTTATGAATTGAAACTATTTCATCATCAAAGAAGTTGTATTCTTGGTCATCCTCAACAAAATCTATAACTTTTAACTTATCTGCATCTCCAAACTCATCAGTTTCTAAGAATGAAATAGGTCTTAAAACCTCTTTTTTAATCTTCATAGGCACATCTTTTACCTTCTCTAATACGAATCTATACCATGGATCGAAAGATATAATATTACTATCAGTATCTACTATAGCTACAACTTTACGTATCATATTTTCAGCTCTATCTAATCTATCTATTATTTGATGACCATAATAAACATATTCTTTTATTAAATCTAAGAACTCGTCCAATTCTACTTTAATCTCATCTGGAACTTTATTTGGGTCTAGGAATGGTTTATTTAATTTTTGAAGTATATAAATCAATGCATTGGTCATTGATTTATTGTCAACAAAATCATATAGATTGTTCTTATAATATAATCTGTTCCAATCTTCTTGTTTTAATCTACTGAATATTTCCCATACTATTTCTAAATCTTCTTGAGATGGAATATATTCAAATCCACATGTCATCATAACTTTATTAAATGCTTCAGCCATAGTAATATCTCTATCTAATATCATTTTATCATCAAATTGTCTTTCTTCATTTACTACATTATCTATAAATGTAATAATTTCATTCAAAGATCCAAATAAAACATTATTTGCTAGCAACATTTCAAATTGAAGCATTGCTGATGATATACAGGACCTACCTTGAACTGTAATGGAAGATGCAATATTAACATTATAATATAAACATGATACTTGCCCGATACTGCCATATAAAGCATTTGCATCTACTTTAGCTAGTAGCTGAAGTAGATTATATTTTTCAAATTCTTCTGAACCTTTTGGATATTTAAACATTTCTTTCTTATAAACATCTCTACCTTCCATAAAGGACTGAATCATTTTTGATAATGGATTTGGAACTTCTCCATGCTTCTTAAATAGAACACCATATGCTGTAATTATAGGTTCTCTGGTTAATATATATTCAGCCATTTCTATTAATGTAGTATTTACATTTTTATTCTTATAATTATTCTCTAAAATAACCTCAGAATTCTTGTATCTCTTTAAGATTGAATAATTTATAGCATCATCTAATTCTTTATATGATAAATTAGGAAAAGAGAGGTGCAGCATTCTATGTGCAACTCCTTTATATTTATTAACCACTTCTAATTTGGTCAAATTCTGCATGATTAAACACATCCTTTTCATATTATTATTTCTATGTTCCTGTGATTTTATTTTTTCACTAACCTCCTTACTTTAATATAAAATATAATTATATATTATATAAGAGATAATAATATATGAAAGGATGATTTTAATGTCAAATTTCTATGGAAAAACAACATCAAATATAGTAAGGGTTGGTGATAAGGAGAAGTTTAAAGAAATAATAAACTCAATACCAGCATCAGGTATTATTAAATTCGAAGAAGGAACTGTAGACGGTTCAATATCATTTTATTGTGACGGAATAATGGAATTAGATATAGATAATGTATTATGTAGTCAAGAAGAACTAATAACTGAAATTCAAAATATATTACTAGATAATGAATTTCTGGTAATAAAGGAAATAGGATATGAAAAATTTAACTTAGAAGCAAGAGCATACATCATACACA